GTGTCTCCGGCAGCATAGGCGGACGGTGCCGCAAACATCACCGGTACCCTGCCCGCCGTTGCGGATAGGCCGGTAAGGGCGTACACCGTGCCGGTTTTCGTGCAGGCTAACGTCGTCATGTGGACGGTCTGGTCGGATTTGTGGGCATCCAGCAGCTGTTTTAGTTTGTTGACATCCGCTTTGCTTGCGATTACGACGGTCGGGTCGATTACCACATTCACGCCTCGTGCATCCACCACGCTGATGTAAATATAGAGATCCATCTCCATAATGGCGCCGCTGGTGACGGCCTCTTTGGGGATTTCCGGCGTGTTGCCGACTGCAATCAGCCGTCCCTGATCGTCCAGCACGCCGATTTCCCGCATGACCCAGCCGCCGACACTGGACGGCAGCACGGCATGCAAGATCATCCGGTTTGCCTGCTGCGGGTCCTGCGAAACTTCGGCAATTGGGCCACTCCATACCTGATGTTTCAGCGCCGTCATGCCGCTTACCGGCGCATACGGCGTACCGTTCGCATCACCGACGGCGATCTGCGTAAAGTTGACCTTTGTCCCGGTCAGCACGCTGTTGGCAATCGCGGCGTTTCCGATATCGGTACAAAGGGTTCCATAAATTTGTGTATCCGCCATATTAGCTCCTTTCCAGCACGGTTACGGACAGGCAGGACTTCACGGCCGCCGCCGTGCGCACCGTGCTGACGCTTTCATAATGATGTACCTGCCACGGGTAAAGGGTCAGAATAACGCCGAATTTACTGATTGCGGAAATACCGATTTGCCCCGGCACCCGTTCGTCGAACTCAACGCTCCATGCCAGGTGTGCAGGCTTGATTTCCTCAACCGCTTCCGCAAGGCCCTTGTAATCCGGAGGCTGCCCGAGGGTCTCAATATACCGAATAATAAACCGATATTCCGGGTTATGCTCAATGACCCGTACATCCGCCTGGTCACCTGCAAAGCTCTCCGCAACCTTCCGGATAACGCCAACCGTCGTAACGCCCCGGACGCGCATTTTGCCTTTTATCCGGCTGCGGCGCTCGGCAAGAGATTTTGACACGTCCGTTTTTATGCCGAATATGTTCTCATAGCGTTTCAGAGTATCGGCAGCCGTGCTAATAAAACACTCGTCAACCGTTTTTTGCAAGTCACCTATCATCGTTGAAACATTGCCGGTAAGAATACCTTGTAACTCTTCCATGGTGGTGTTGCCCTCATAGAAACTCGGGAGCAAATCCATTAAATTCATGTACTCGCCTCCGACAGCGTAACCGTTCCAAGCGTGGGAATATCCTCATCAGGGACTGCAATGTTTACCGTCCCGCTATTCACCAACAGGGTATTGTAGTCCGCAATGCCGGGTGTGGAAAGCAGCAGGGAACCAATTTTTGCATAGCTGACACTGTACATTCGGAACACAATCGATTTCAAATATTCGGTTACTGCGGTTGTAAAGGCTGCCTGAATGTCCGCAAGCGTCTTTGAACCGTCCAGCTTGACGTTTGCCGTCACGCCGACGGAAAGCCCTGCCGGGCTTGCTACCGTCACCGTGGCACCGATTGGACGGACAGTTTCAATGTAAGCGGCGACTTTGCTTTCAAGGCTTGTATCAATTGTTTTGTTGGAATCAACGATAAGGACCTTGACTGTGCCGTTTCCATTCCATAATGGAGTAACCTTCACGGCGCCCACGCCTGCAACCGCCAGCGCCCACTTTTCATAATCGTGGACATTCCCGCTTGTTGACGGTTTCCGAACCTGTTCATAAAACCGTTCCCGAAGGTTATCGTCTGTTTCTTCATCCGTTCCGGACGTGATGATATCCCCCAATGTCGCGGCAGCGTCTGAGGTATTATCAATATTGGATAACTGCCCGGTATAGGAGTTTCCAATGCTTCCAGCGGTTTCACAGGCCGCGCTGTACAGATTTGTCTCCAGCATAGCGGTGATTTTATATACTACATCGTCAATTGCCCACCGGGAACCAATATCAACGGCTTCATTTGTGATCACTTTTCGCACGGCGCAGGTTGCGGGTTTCCGTGTCAAGCCGAAGTCTGCGACAACACGGTCCAGGTATTCCCCGACTGCCGTGTCGCCGAAAACGAGGTCAATAAAATTGTCAAGCTGGTTATAATATTCGGCCAGCTTAAAAGCGCATGGGGCAACAGCATCAAAAATCACGGAGCCCTCACGCTTGTCAACATCACTCGGTACGCGGCTGAGGGCATCCGCAAGGATTGCTTCATACGTCATATGCTCCCACATCAGACGGCCACCTCCTTGCTTATAGACATTGTTTTATAGATGTTCTCGACGTCAAACGTACACAGCATTTTGTCGCCATCGGCAGAAAACACAAAGTTGTCAACACCGGTTATGCGGTCGTCCGTTAGCAGGCATTCGCGGATCCTGCGCTGCAATTCAGATTTAACATATTCACGATCCTTTCCGAACAAGTCATCTGTCTGAAGGCCATAATCAAGCGTATAAACCGGGTATTCAAACTGTTCGGTATTCAGCATGTGGTATATGGCCTGCCGCAAGGCGTTCAGACCGTCTGTAAAGCCTTGAATCCTGTCTTCCGACACACTGTAGGTCTGTGTCTGCTCGATTTCGTCGGAAAGTGCCAGGTCGGTTGTGACCGTATTTGCAAGGTTCATTTCACCACATCCTTAATCTTGATTTCCGATATGGTTGTGCCGTCAATCGTGATCGGCTCAATTTGCAGTGTGCGGTCTTTTACCGCCGGGGCATACCCGATAATTTCAAGGATGTAATAGGCGTGGCCGCCGTCGTCGCGGAAAAGCCGCACCTGCTGCCCGGCAGTTACGCTGTCTTTCAGGTTTCCGTAAACCATTTCCCATGGGAGGGTGAGCTTCTCTGAAACCTTTACGCCGCCGGAAATGACCGTTCCAATCATCAGGCAGGCGGGCTTCCGGTTATTCAGATACCCGTCAATGATCTGTTTTATTTCGTTGATCATATCTTCACTTCCAATGTCATGGTGTAGTTCGGCAGGAATGTGTGCGTTGCCGTCTTGACAATCAGGCGTTTATTGATGCCGATTTCCGACAGATAGGCGTGGAAACTGCTTCCTGCCCGGATGGCCGTATTTCCGATACAGGACATTGAAAATGACTCCGTTTCACCGTTATAAAGGGATAGAAGGGCATTTGACATCTGAATGGCAAGCGATTTTTTCTTTGCTTCCTTCGCAACTTTTTCAGCCTGCTTTTTCGCTTTTCTGTCTTCGGAATCTTTCCCGGTTGCGCCTGCGGTGCTTGAAGTACCGCTCGTTGTGGTCGTGTCGAACGACATTACATCAAAATACTGCAGCAGTCCGTACTTATTGATAGACCCGGAATCTTTCGCAATGTAGACATCCCGTTTCCCGGTCACCTCGTTGTCCACGGCGAGTTTGATTTCGTTGTAAAAATCATCGTCAATGGATTTTGAATAGCTGTAGTCATAACAGGCGGAGCCGTCGCCGAGTATCAGATTTGTTTCCAATTCCGTGAGGTTCCGCAGGCAGACGGACCCGAATTCGTCGCGCAGCGCGTACCATCTGCCGGTAGCCCGGAGCGTGTCGCCGATTGCGCTGTACATGATGTCCAGCCATGTTTTATCGCTCTGCGCGTCCGTGGGGAGCACATAACCGGTGTTCGCCAGCGTCCCGGCGGGGATGCCGAAATAGTTGCACATCTTCCGCGCCAGTGTGGTTACGGTGTCGCCCTTCATAACGACGGTATCTTTGGCCTTGCAGTACCGCAGAAGGTCATACGCCGTAATCGTGACAACCTTGTTTTTGACGTGCTCATGCTTGAAAACCACTCCATAAAAAATGTTCGCTCCGTTGTATCGGAAGCGGACAATGGAACCGTTGTCAATATTCAGTCCATTTGCAAGATATGAAAAAGTGAACTTGCTGCATCCATCGTTCAGGTAGTCTTTCCATTCCGCGGATTTCACAAGTTCACTGATTTCATATACTTTTTTATTTGTGGTTTCAACGAGAAGTTCGACGGACAAGGGCACCACCTCGATTGCGCTTGAAATTTTTTCATAATTGGATTATTATAGCAATGGAATTTTATGAGAGGGGAAAACAGTATGAAAGCGAGACGAGTCTTCGCAATGGTATTGTGGACGTTTAGTGTTATTTCATTTTTAGTAGGGCTTATTGATACAGAAGCATTTCAAATGACCACTATTGAAGCCGCTATGTTAACCGCAATCGGATTCATCCTTTATTTTGCGAACAGCAAAAAACAGCGTGAAGCACTCAAGGAACAGAAAAATGAGCGTCTATCAGTCGCATCTGCGCGCCATTTTACCGGCTTGCCTCTTGCAGAAGGAACAGACTGCACGATCCGGCATAATCCGGATGGATTTATTTTTACCGCCGGTGGCAATACCTTTAATTTGTCAAACGACAAAATAACCGATATGTGCATCAAAACCGACGCGGAAATCCAAAAGCAATATGTTTCCAGCGTCGGAGGCGCTGTCGGCGGTGCGGTACTATTCGGCCCGATCGGCGCAATGATCGGCGGCAGGGCAAAAGAAAAGAAAACGACAAATCTCACTCATTATCTGATAATTACCTATCTGAAAGACGGACAAATTGCGTATATTTGTTTTGAAATATACTACGACATAGCGAAGATTCAAAAATGGATCAATGACTTTCGGCAATGCCCGCACGCGCAAGGCGTAAGCGTGGATCTCTAATTTTCACCCGGTTCCATTATGGAACCGGGCATTTTTATGGAATTATTAATACTTCTTAGCGATGAAATATATTGTGAAAGAAGCCATGATTTAGGATGGAAAGCTTTGACCAAACATACATAAACCTGATTTCTAACATAAAATGTAATTCGAATAAAGCGAAAAGTATGCCTATTACAGATGATGAAGAAAAATTTATAAAAGCTCTTATCGCCGCCTGTAATAAAATTCACATGGTAAGTTGTTTAAAACTTGAAAGACTTTCTAATGGAACATTTAATGTTTGGTGCAACCGCTATGTTGGAAAAATTAAATTACATGGTAAAAAGACTTATATGCAAATACTTAAAGGGAAATACGGCATAAGGACGATTGAAAATTGCTCTTTTAATGAATACCTTTCAAACATTTCAAAGTGGATTAGTTATATTGTATATTGCAATAAATAATTACGGTATCTTCAAGACCTGCCCCGGATAAATCAGGTTTGGATTTTTGATTTTGCCCTTGTTCGCATTGTAAATCGTCGTGTACTTTGCACCGCTGCCATAAAACCGTTTCGCAATTCCCCAGAGGGTGTCACCGGATTTTACGGTATAGGTTTTCTGCGCTTTCGGGTTTTTCGTAATTTTTGGTGCGGCGGCCGCTTTCGCTACAGTAGCCTTTGCGGAGCTGGTAGCTACAACACTTTTGAATCCAAAGTCACGGTATTCCAGCAACTTAAGATCAAAATACTTATCTCCTTCTTCCCCGGCGGTCTCGGACGGGTTACACTCCTCTATCAATACGGGGGTATTAATGTCCGCCGTAATACCGTTCCGGGCAATGAATCGCACCGGGTCTTTCCCGGCGCGCCATGTGTTAAACAGGGTTTCGTAATAGTCAGGCCCTTTGAAATTGCCGGACGTTTCTATATAGTGCGAAGGGCTATGCGGAAACTCAACTTCTTTCAGAGAGTATTCCGCAAGCTCCAGATAAGTCGGAACCGCGATCTGCCCCGCGCCAAGCACTTCGTATTTTTCGTTGGCCTGCGTAGAAGTTTTTTCGATTTTCTCCGGGTTCGTTGGCAGCCGGATCACCGTGCTGCCCTGCTGAAAAAATACTGCATAACTCATACCGGATAATAGCCCTCCGCTGCCGTTGCAAGTTCCTCTTTCAGCATTCTGCTGATTGTGGAATAAATCTGCTTCTGGTCATTCTTATCCCCAACGTTGCCGGAAAAGCTCACATTCAGCTTTGGGGACAGAACCGCCGTGGAAAATTTATTAATATACTGCTTTTCGGCAAGGTCGCGCATATACTGCAAATCCTGATCTGTAATATTGACTTTCATGGTACCGTCTGCTCCGGTTCCTTTGACCGTGGCGGGATTCGAAGATGTTCCAAGGCCACTCTTGCCGGCGCTGCCGAGACCTGTGCTTTTATTCTTAGTGCTTCCGCTCGTAATTTTTCCAATGCCACTTGTCCAGCTTTTTACTTTTTTGTCAAAGCTCTGTCCTACCTTGTACCCGGCATTGTAAGCTGACGATGCCCAATTGCCCTCAAACGCTTTATAGGTTGTTGCGCCTTTCATATATGCTGCGCCAAGGTCTTCATACTTGCCTTTGTTTTTTTGAAGTGCCGCAATTTTTGAAGTGTTCGAGTTAATCATGTTTGCAAGGCCGGAAGTATCCATTTTCATTCCTGGGATGCAATTAATCGCATCCGCAACGGCTTTTACGCCATTAAGAATCATTGTCACAAATCCCAAAAATCCGGTTTGAAGATCAGTCCAAAGGTTAGGAAAACCCACGCCGAGATTATGAATAAGCGCCTGCGCCATGTTCCATACTCCAACAAAAAAATCGGCGACTAAAAAGTAAAGATTTTTAAAAGCTGCCCCCACAACAAATGCCGCACCGACTATAACTCCCGTTGCGCTGATTGCTTGATGTGTAGCTTTATCAACTATTGCAATGACAAGATAAATCGCGCCAATGGCGACAACTATGGCCCCAATAATCCATGCAATCGGGCAGGCATATAATGTAGCATTGAAAGCCAGTTGCGCCTGCGTCATGCCTATCGTTTTTAAAGTTTCCTCGGTGATTTTTTCTCCGTGCGCTGCCGACGCGATAGTCGCAAGCGTTTTAATACCCGTGGAAATGCCTTGAATAACGTTATTCACAAGCAGAGCGCCGTTATAAAGCAACACCGCCGCCGTCACCGTGCCGATGATTGGCGCAATAAGAGACCAATTTTGAACGACGAATCCGCCAATATTGGCAATCCCTGTCATAACCCCGTTTGCAGCTTTTGCTAAAACACTAAACGAACTGATTATTCCGTTTATCATGTTCTGGAAGTTCTGCGATCCTAAAACCGAACTGTTGTTATCAAACACTCCCCCGAATGCCTTATAGGCCCCGTTCTTGATTTTGTTCCAGTAGTCGCCCCAGGTATATTTCATCTTTCCCATTTGCTTATCAACCGTATCGGAATATTTTAGAATTGAATTAATAAGCACCTGTGAAGTAATTTTTCCTTCCGTACCAAGTTTCTTGACTTCGCCTGTGGACTTTCCCATGTACTTTGCAATGGCCGTTTCCACAAGCGGAGCATCTTCGGCCAGTATCCGTAGGTCTTGGCCTTGTAACCGGCCTAAACCAATGGCCTGCTGTAATTGCAGCAAGGCACCGGCCTGATTCGCAACAGGCGTGCCGCCGATCTTGAACATCTTCTGCATGGTCTCGGTGAACTTCACGATATTCTGATTGCTTCCAAACTGTTTTCCGGCGATAATGCCGAGCTTTGCCACGGTATCGGCCATACTGGTATAAGAGCCGCGGGCACGATCGGCGGCGGCAAAGATATCGTTTTGTAAAGACTTCAACTGCCTCGCGTTTTGCGTAATCAGGGACAGTTTCGAATTGATGTTCGTATAAGTGTCCGAAATTTCCATACCTTTTTTCACGGTTTCAAAGCTGAGGAACGCGGCGGCAAGCCGGGTTACTTTTTGCGTGAGCCGTGAAGTGGCGCCCTCAGCCGCAGAAAACCGGGTACTCACGGTATCAACCGCGCTGCTTGCCCTGCCTATGCTGCTGGTTGCCCGCTGAGTGCTGCTGTTAATGCGGTCCATCGACCGGCTGTAATTATCCTGCAGCGTGAAAATTGACCTTAACGACGGCACGGTATCACCCCTTCCGTTTTGCTTTCCGGATTTCCTCTTTTTCCGCTTCAATGCGTAAATCTGTAGACGCATAAATAAACGCCCGTTCGCGCTGACTCATTGCTGTCAACGCGGACGGAAGAATATGAAGTTTTTGCAGGGCATAGTGCGCATAGTTAAAATCCGGATCGCCCTGCTTTATCCGTTTTTTACTTCGTCGATCTGGTCGTTGATATCATCCGCGTCAAGCCCGGAGAGCGCAGAAACTTCTTCGGAGAGTTTTGCAAATTCTCCCACAGTCAACATCTTTTCAAGCGTGCTCTCTGCACCGAGAGTGCCATAGGCTTTCTGGAGTTCAGCATTGTTAAGGTCAGGGAACACAACTCCCGCTGCTGTCAGCGCGTGGCCGAACCCCACACGGTCAAGCTGCTGGACACCGGTTTTCTTGTTTGTTTTGGTATACTCCCGTTCCAGCGCGCCGTTTTCCTTTTCGGAGACCGCCCGGAGTTCCCACTCGACGGGTTTCCCATTTTCGACAAAACGGTCTGAAATAACAACTTTTTTGTTTTCCACCTTTACAGGGTGGAGAAATGCAGTAAGACTGTTCATTTATTTTCTCTCCTTTACCGATAATTTGCTGGTAAATTGAAAGACGAGAGCGAGGAAACGCTGTCGAACGTGATATCCGTATCAACGGTAATCGGATCATCGCTGCTGTCGTCAATGTGCGCAAGCGGGAATTTTTTCGGAATCACGTTGTACAAAGCGACTTCGTTTTTGCCAACGGTGGACTGCGGGTCTTCGTTCGTTACCATTATGGTAAATCCTTCGAAATGGCCGCTATTGACGTAATCAATCGCGGCGTTCGCCATTTCCGAATTCATGAAATAGTATGTCATGGACCCGGAACCCTCGCAGCCCACAATCTTATGCTGCTTCATGCGGTGGCCGAGCATCTGTTTGTCGTTGATCGCCAGTTCCAGCTGCGCTTCCAGTTTTGAAATCTCAAACATTTTACGGTTTCGCCCGTTGATTGTGATGTAAGCGCTGCCCTCTTTTGACGAGAGGGTATCAGACAGTTTTGTGTAAATATCAGGCATTATCTATCCACCCCCTTATGATACGGAAACCGTCATGTAGACTTTTTCAATGCTGTCTACATTCTGTATTCCGACGTTTACGGCCGCCGAGTCGCCATCCTTGCCGGGCAGCACTTCAACATCAGCGGCGGTGAAATTCTGGATTGCAGACATGTTCTGCAACTCGTTGAAATACTCGACAAGCAGAGTTTTGAAGCGGGACCGGCCGGTCGGTGTGTTGTCATATTTTCCTTTTACCTTTGTCGTAAACAGCGCATTGATGTCATTGTAAACTGCGGCCCGCAGACGGATAAAGCGGTTCTTCTGGAATGCTTTTGTCTTCGCGTCCGAAAGCGTAGTCAGTGAATTGATGTCATAATCAACTGTGACATTCTGTTCGTTGTCCACGATAAAAATAAACTTGCCTGCGGCAATAGCCGCCTCACGGTCGCTCCGTTTCATTCTGGGTGAAACGTCAATCGCCCCGGCATACTGCGCGCCGGTGTTGGATTGGTTTACACTGGCACCGGCTGTGACGCCGGCCACCCACGCGCAGGTTTGGGCATTTGTCAAAACCGTATTGTCAGACAGAACAACGGCATGAGCCACATTGATAACGTTTTCGCTGTCTGCCGCAAAGTCAGGCGCTACCAGCTGAATGCCCCTGCCCTCGGTACCCGTGGCGACGTCAAGCCACGTTTTCAAAAGCGCGTGTGTCGAATTCGTCGCACCGTCAAGCGTTTCGGCTGCGTAGGGATAGCAGACAACATCAAAATCTATCACGTCAAGGGCTGCAACCGCCGCAGTAAAGGCGGCGCTGGTTACCGTTGCCCCAAGGTTATAAACAATAACCTTCTTTGCGTTTTTCAGCGCTTCGCCTGCGAAGAATTTATCTTCTGCCGTCGCTCCCTTCGGCCACTTGCTTCCGTCTGCCGCCGTAATGACATATTCGTCCCCGGCTTTACCGACTGAAACCTTCTGCAAAATAATAACTGTGCCGCGTTCTCCCACGGCAAGAGCGGACGTAATTTTTGCAAGATAGTTGATATAAATGCCCGGTTCAACTTTATCCTGCGCTGTCCATGTGCCCGCCATAACATCACTCCTTTATCGTAAGTGTCAGATTTTCTATGGTTGAATCCATTGCCGCGGCACATTCGCGGTAAGGAACATCGAACGTAAAATGCAGAACATTGTCGGTGATCCGCGCATCTTTATTGATGCAGCGGAACCGGCCAATTAAATTAAATCCGCGCAGAAGCACTTCCTGCATGGAAACACAATCGGCGCGGACTGCCTTAATGTCAACGGATTTCGCCCCTGAAAAATACTGGACATCCAGTGAAATTTTCCCGGTAAACGAGCCCGTAAGAAGCCGGGCATAATCCTGATCAGTCACTGAAATGAGGAAAGAGGGCGTTTTAAAATGCTGCGGACAGTAGAAGCGGTAAACGGTCGCCGCCGGGCAAAGTGCTTTCAGCTGCATTTCTACCGCCGCAATAATATCATCCGTCATGTTTCGCTTTCACCCTCTTTATTTCAGCGTCGAATTCCCGAATCATGGCCCGCTCGACAACATTATCCGCTCGCTCAAGAAAATGCTGTCCCTCAACATAACCGACCGTTTCGCCTGTTTTACTGACGATGCGGTGACCGTCGTTCACATACGGCCCATAATACACATTGTTTTCAAGGCCCTTTTGTATGCCGCTTCCGACGGGCTGCGTAGGCGTTACGTGCCAGCCTTTCCGCAGCGTGCCGCCGACTATATGCGGGTTTTTATTGGTAGGCGTATTTTTCTTGACGTCTGCCAACCCGGCGTTT